AAGTTTAGGAATTATTAATTATGGCAATGAGATTCAGTATGGGTGATTCATTAATTGAAAGTCGCCCAAAGAAGACAAGACAAGGAAAAGGAAAACATAGTAAGTACTCTGCTACGAGTCGTAACGGAGCAAAGAAGAGATACAGGGGTCAAGGCAGATGAACTGCTGGCACTGTGGCACTGAGTTGATCTGGGGTGCCGATTTCGATATGGAAGATGTAAACGATGGAGAGGAGTCAGAATACGATTTCTACTCCACTTTTACTTGTCCAAAATGTCAATCTTACGTAGAAGTTTATCATCATAGTTAAATGGCTTGTTTAATTGCAAATTTACCCTCCTATGAAGTATGGGTAAGAAAAGAATATCTAACCGACCACAAGAGTGGTCATGGTGAGTTTGTAAAAGGAGTATGGGTATCCGCAAAGAGTATACCAGGTCGTGCCTTCTACTTCGAGACTTATCTACCAGAGTATGCTGCAATGTTTGATAAATTGCCAATCTCTGCCTTTACAAGCGATCCAGAGACACCCAAACCTGACATGACTCTACATAATCTTCAGTTTTGGAACTGTATGGACTACGGAGTCGTAGCAGTGCAGAAGCAATTTATAGGTTCAATGCACTATGAAGTGATGACAAGAGACTATGGTAATCAAACAGGTACATATATTTGTACTTTAGATAACTATCATCAAGATGTAGATGCGATTGACTACTCGACAAGTGAACAACCAGCTGAACATAAGAGTCATAATCTCTTAGAATTGGACAATGGACAGTTTTGTCTCTATCCAAACAACAGAATGAGGATATATGACAATAGTATCACCCCTGAGACACCTAAGATTCCTGATTTTAAAGTATCAACCGTGTATTATCAGGTGGAAAACGGTCATGATCGTGATGGGTTGGGTTCAGAAGAGAATTATTTCTGGAAAACAGCAAAGGAAAGGAAGAATAACGACAAAAATGAACTTGAATTAGGATAAATATAGACATACTCAAGAAACCCTTATAGATATATTAGGAAAAATATATCAAAATGAATGGTCGTTAAAATTTCTCGTGCATTTAAGGACATTAGTTTGTCATTTAATCGGCATCCTGTTACAAATGATGTAACTGTGCTGAAAAATGAGGATGCAATTAAGAAATCAGTAGTTAATTTATGTCGAACACGCATAAATGAGAGATTTTTTAATGAATTATTAGGTACATCAATTGAAGATTCACTATTTGAATTGAATGTTGGTGACATTGATTCATTTTTAGAGAGAGAAATCACTGTTTTACTTAAAAACTATGAACCAAGAATCACATTGACTAATGTAAGCGTAGAATCCACTGTTGATTCTAATGATTTATCGATTCGAATTGAATATGATATCACAGGATTACCGTTTCCGACACAAAATATCGAATTTTTACTTCAACCGACTAGGATATAATGTCATTTACACAGTTTACTAACCTCGATTTTAACACTATAAGAGCTCAAATTAAAGATTATTTGAGATCAAACTCTAATTTCTCTGATTTTGACTTTGAGGGATCTAATTTTTCAATTTTAATCGACACTTTAGCATATAACTCTTATATAACTGCCTATAATACGAATATGGCTGTCAATGAATCATTCATTGATAGTGCAACTCTACGTGAAAATGTCGTATCATTAGCAAGAAATATTGGTTATGTTCCAAGATCAACGAAATCTGCAGTTGCAACAATCAATTTTACAGTTGATGTGAGTAATTCACCTGCAACAACTGTAAAATTAAATGCAGGTTTAGTTGCATTAGGATCAATTCAAGGTGGAAACTATACATTTTCAATTCCAGAAGATATAACAGTGAGTGCAAATAGTGATGGAGTAGCAGTTTTTAACAATATTTCCATTTATGAGGGGAATTATCTTACAAAAACATTTAAAGTAGATAGTTCTGTAGTAAATCAACCATATGTTTTACCAAATGCAAATATTGATACTTCTTCAATTCGTGTTGATGTTAATGGAATTACTTATAATGCGTATACAAACATATTCAATGTTGACAAAAATTCTAGATTATTTCTAGTCCAAGAAATTGATGATGAAAAATATCAAATTTTATTTGGTGATGATATATTAGGGAGAAAACCAAAACATAATGAAGACATAACAGTCAGTTATATAGTTACAAATGGGAAAGAGGGTAATAATTCCACTAATTTTAACTTTGCAGGTAAACTTACTTATCGTTCTGGAGCTACAGACGTTGATATTACAAGTGGCATATCACTCATAACAACAATACAGTCGTCAGAAAATGGTGATGACATCGAATCCATAGACAATATCAAATATCTTGCTCCTAGAGTCTACGCATCGCAATACAGAGCAGTTACATCAAATGATTATGTTGGTTTATTGCCCTTTTTGTATCCAAATATTGACTCAGTAAGTGCCTATGGTGGTGAAGAACTTGATCCACCTGAATTTGGAAAGGTTTATATCACAATAAAACCAAAAAATGGAGAAATTTTATCAAGTGTTGCTAAAGATACGATTAAAAATGACTTAAAAAGGTATACGGTTGCAGGTATTAAGCAAGAATTTATTGATTTGAAGTATTTGTACGTTGAATTTAACTCAACTGTGTCTTACGACTCTGGATTTATTCCTGATAAGTTAAATTTACAGTCTCGAATATTATCTGCAATCCAAACTTACGCAAAATCAGCTGATATTAACTCTTTTGGTGGTAGATTAAAGTATAGTAAGTTATTATCTCAAATTGATAAAGTTGATAACGGAATTACTTCAAATATTACAACTTTAGTAATGAGAAGAAATATGGTTCCTGAGTATAATAAACTCGCAACTTATGAAATATGCTATGGAAACAAGTTTCACGCAGATTTAGAGGGATTTAATGTTCGTTCTTCTTCATTTAAACTTAATGGAGTCGAAGGGGACATATATTTGACTGATTTTCCGAATAGTGATCAAACCACAGGTGTTGTTAAGTTCTTTAAAATTGTAGATGGCACTATAACTTACGTAAATAATGATGCAGGAAGCGTAAATTATACAAAAGGAGAAATAAATTTATTTCCAGTGATAATTACATCAACAAATTTGTCAAATCGAGTTGAAATAGAGGTAACTCCAGAGTCAAATGATATAGTCGCAAAAGAGAACCTTTATATTGTGCTAGATACTACAGGAAATAGTGAATTAAATCTCATAGAGGACGTTCTTGTTTCTGGTTCTAATGTATCTGGAACAAATTACACACCTCCATCTAGTTTTATCAGTAATAAAAAATATATAAGATAAGAAATGCCAGATAAAAAAGTAAAAATTGCAAATATTCTTGGTAGTTTAATACCAGATTTCATACAAGTAGACAATCCTCTTTTTAAAGAGTTTTTGTCTCAATATTATGAATCTGAGGAACGTGAATATGGAACAACTTATCTAGCTGAAAATTTAGCATCTTTTAAAGATATACAAACTGTTTCTGAAATATCTTTAGTTGAAAATCAAACAATAACACCTCCAAATAGCTCTACTCCTTTATCTCCAGTAATCTTATCCTCATTTTTATACGCATATGATGATGTAATTTATGTAAACCAAACCACAGGATTTCCTGATAAGTATGGATTACTAAAAATTGATGATGAAATTATTACATACACAGAAAAAACCAAAAATACGTTTGTGGGATGTGTTCGTGGGTTTAGTGGCATAACAGAAATTGAAACACAGGGAGATCCTGAGTTTTTAACTTTTAGTGATACAAATGCAACAACACATGATGCAAATAGTGTTATAGTAAACTTAAGTTTTTTATTCACAAATCAATTTTACAAAAAATTTAAATATCAATTCTTACCTGGTCTTGAAGGTAGAAGTCTTAAATACGGAATTGGAGTAGAGAATGTTTTATCAAGAGCAAGAGATTTTTATAGTTCAAAAGGAACTGATGCTTCATTAAAAATACTTTTTCAAGTTTTGTTTGGTGATCAGGTTGAAATTGTTAAACCTTTTAATGAAACTATAATAGCATCAGAAGCAGAGTGGGACGTAACTGATGATATTGTTGTAGAAGCAATATTTGGAGACCCTACAAATTTAGTTGGAACACAAATATATCAAGATTCATTTGATTCACCTACTGCTAGTGGGGCAGTTGCGAATGTACAAACAAAATTTTTAAAAAATAAAAAATATTATAAAATTTCATTTTCTAAAGGAACAATTAACAATGAATTTAAAGTTCCAGCAAAAACAAAAGTTGTAGGAACAGCATCCACTACAGAAGTCACAACTGTAGACTCAACCATAGGATTTAGCACAACTAGTGGATTTTATTACTTAAACGCAGACAATGAGTACATACTAGCATCTTTTACATCAAAGTCAAACAATCAATTTTTTGGATGCACTGGTATAACTACAGTCTTTGAAGAATCT